TACCTAATCTACTTTCTAACAGTACCCTGTACCTTATCATAACTACGCATAGCTCCCAGACCTAGTATACCTAGTAGAACTTGCATAGTTATATCTGTATCTATGGTAGGAAAAGAGCCTGCATAGTCAAATAGTACACTAGCTATGAACCGAAGTAGTGGCTCTAGTATAGAGCAGTAAGCTAGTGCAAGTCCACAAATCCAGCCGATAAATGGTCTCCAACCGGAAGTAAATAGACTAGAACTACCAGCTTCTACCTTATTTACCTCAATCTGAGCTAGTTGTAACTGGTAGTTGTTGTTAATTTCAGTAGCTGCGGCTTCTAGTTTACCTTTAAGTTCTGTATCGGCATCTGGAAAGAACTTGTCTAAGCCAGTTTTAACTAGGTCAAATCCTGCTGTTATAGGGTCAAGTGACATAATAGCTCCTATACTGGCTGAGTAGGCCAGATAACATTAAATGGATAACCTTCCTGTGTTGTTATATCTCTAAGTTGCTGACGATAGAACTGCCAAGCATTATAGTTTTCTAATCTTGTAGATGCTGATACTGTGTCTGTCCAGTCAGTTGTAGCTAGTAACCGTTGGCGTTCTAGTTTTACTTTACTAGCTGCTTCATTGAATAGTAGTTGTTGATAATTTTCAGGCTCTTGCCATTGTTTAGTTTCCCAGTTCCAAGTATGGAATTTAGAAGGTTGTTCGGGAAAGTTGACCAACTCTAAAGTATCTACCTCAACATAAGAATTTATAACATCTCCGTCATATAATTTTATAAGCTCATTCTCTGTTTTCTGAAGCATAATAGCATTTTCAGGAGCAGTAACAACTCTTAAAATTTGACCAAACTTGTTAAATATAATTGCTTGTTTCATTAAATTACCTCTTGTAGTCAACAACAGCTAAACTTGCATCTGTAACCATATTTTGATAACCAAAGCTTCCATACTGTCCATTAATCTGAAGACTAAAAGTTCTTTGACTTCCGATAGAATAACTTTTATAATATACTTCAGCTCCTAATGTATTTGGTCCAGGTATTGTTGGTGGATTGCTTCCCCAAGGAGGTGTATAAGTATATAAAGGATAGACTACAGTTCCTGTTAGTAAGTCAGTTATAACATTACCTAAATCATCTATAATTCTCCAATTGACATCCCAAAGACCGGGGTCATAGTCATATTCATAACCTTCAGCTTCTGTATAGCAAGAACAGGAAATCATTATTTGAAAATTTCTTACATCTGTGGCAGAGGCTGGGACTACTACTGAAAGTACTGTTTGCCAAGACCCTGCCGACTTTGCTGTTAAAGAAGATAATTTTGAAAAAACAGGTATTGTGACAGCATTACCCGCAATCTTCAAAGTACTAACATTAGCATCAACAATATCAGCAGTTACTACTTGTAATTTATTAACAGATGCCCTGTCTATTTGTGCATTACTGATAGCAGCATTAGCAATCTGAGCAGAACCTATAGCTGCATTATCAATAAATGTAGTTGCATTGCCTGAGGTTATTTTATTCAACGTTGCAAAAGCACCTTGATTCTTAAAACTAGCGGCATCAATTAAAGCATCTGCATAATCCTGTGTTACATTCTGAGGGGCAGAAGTAACAATATCAATCGCCCAACCTGTTTCCCATACACTTCGTGCAAAGTTTGAATACCCAGCAATAAAGTCTTTAACCATTACTTTTGGATAACTCCAAGAGCTGGTAGGTTCACCGATATAAATACAACATTTACCCAGTGTGGAATCATAGCCAAAGCGGACGCGATTATCTGCTGCAGTTGAACCTATTAAATTGGCTTCTGTGCTGTACCAAGTAGAATTAGGTTGATAGTTATAACCAGCCAAGTTCAGACTAAAAGATTTATCAGAACTATAGGTATAGACGTTCACCGCTAATTTCATCATGGTGTTGGTAAAACCTTGTGGCAGTATAATTCTAATCATACCTGTGACAGCTGGATACGCATTATCATAACTAGCCCCAATAGGACGAGCAACAAACAAAGTGCCATTTTCTTCAATAACATTTGAAACTCTTGTGTCGTTGTAGTTGGTTACATCTGCATAATCAGCGGGTTTTCCTGTTCCTGTTACTTGTGAACTCCAGTTTGCGCTATTAGCAGTAGCTAATGCGCCTTGACCAGCAATACCAGCCGCTGTGTTATTGGCAGTAATATCACCCGCAAGCATCCAACTAGCACCAGACCAGCGGTAAACAGCAGGATTAAGGGTGGTTGTATCCACCCAAAGGTCGTTCAAAGTCATGCCGCTGGTTGGTGCGGTCGCTTGTTGAAATACCCTGCTTTTAGTTGCGTTATCCTCTGGTTTTGTTGCCCCATTTACCTCTGCCCATTGCTGTAAGTTATTTAAAACTTTTCCATTGGCAGAGTCGATATAGGTTGTTGTGTTATTGCTGGTTATTAGGTTTAAGTTTGCAAAAGCACCTGCTGAACCTCCCGCTGACCAAACAGATGCTTCTGTTTGATTTGCTAAAGCAGTACCGAAATAGGCTTGTGTGAAAAATGCCCAACTATCGGCTTGACCAGTAAAAGTCCCATTTTTACGAATAACAAATCTTACATAAACTGCATTAGCTGGTGCAACTCCAAAACCATAATGGAATTTATAACCAGCAAGAGTTGTACCCCCAGATGCTTCGTCATTATTACTTAATAATGTTGTATTACCTACTACAGAACCAGCACTATTAAACCAATAAACAAAGACATCTACTTTACAACGGTGTGCGCCTGTCTTACATTGATATTCATAGCTATTACCAGCTATTACAGATATATTCTCTGTACCAAAGTCAACATATCCAGTTGGATTGTTTGCATTATCTTCGTGAATCCAGCCAGCATGACCGCCTACTGGATACCATCCACCCAAATCTACTCCAGTAGTAATACCGGTTAATAAATAACCAGAAATAACACTCCATCCTGACAAGGAAGCATTATAAAAATCAGAATTTTTAATTACATTTGTACTAGTACCTATAGCTAAATTAGAGCTGTTTGCACCTACTGTTGCATTATCAGCGGGTTTTCCAATTCCACCTACATCAGACCACTTTTGTTGTGCATTTAATAATGCAGCATAGCCTAGGTTGTTAAACAATTTACTTTCTGTACCATCTACTATTTCAACTGTTGGATAACCAAATACTTGTGTCTCTCCTGCATTAGCACAGTAGAACTGGTAAGCACGGGTGCCTGTATATTCAACATCACTTGCCCAACAATAATTCCATCTTTCAGCAACTAATTCACCAGTGGTCAAATCAAATATACCTGAACCGGCATTGGTATTTCCTGTACTGCCAGCCGGAAATACATAACCAACCAATAAATACCAACGGTTTGCCACAAGACCGCTTCTTCCCCCATACACAAAATAAGGATTATTATTTTTATTACTTGTGTTTAAATCACAAACTGTATTTTCACCAATACCCCAGAAGTAACTACCGGTATTTCCTCCGGTTATTTTGACCGGAACTGCAAATCTATATGGTTTATTTTTATCAACCTTGAACCAATTTTTACCAAAAGAAGGGTCTCCTTCATTTTTATACCAACCACCTGATTCATTACCGTCAGCATTGGCTATGCATTTCCATACAGGAACTTTTACACCATTGACATCGGTATCATAATCAATTGCATTTTCTGCGCTAGTCCCGTTAAGAACCCAAGGTGGTGTTTGGCCAACAACCCAAGCGCCAGTTTGTAGATTATTAAGAATTAAATCATTACTAGGTTGTCCTGAGATATTAGTGCCCCAAGTGGCACCTACAGTTGCATTATTAGCTGGTTTAGTTCCACTTGGATTAGAAATATAATCCCATACTGCACCACCACTTGCCATAGTAACATTACCAGCACTATCTTTGATAGTAATACTATTAAAGTTAGCTGCTCCATCTTTGTCTATTCTCCAACCAGTATAACTTCCACCACTATTACTATAATTATCCGATTGGATGATATTTCCAATCTGCGCCATATTTGTAATATAGGCAGTGTTAGTAGCAAGAGCATTAGTTAAAAGAGAACCAGCAATAATCTGGTCTCCATCTATAAATGCTCTACCCGCATCACAGGTTAAATTAGTACCACCTTTATAAGTAGCTAGAATTCTACCACCAGCCGCAATAGCAGTAGCAGAAGAAGTAGAACTTTGTAAAGTAGTATTTCCTGGAATATAGTATAGATACAAAGTCCCAGCAGTCCATTGAGCATTACCAGCAGCAACAGTTACGCTTGTAGTTCCATTCTTAATACCTACAAAGGAACTCCAAGCTACATAGTTATTAGCAGGACTATTAGGAGTAAATTGAAGCCCTGTATAAGTATAGGTATCTATCTCTGCAGATAAAGCAGTACTAGCGGTTCTAGTACTTTCAGTTCCTGTTCCGAAACTATCATTAGGAGTTACTGTATAGTAATACTCAGTACCAGCAGTAGCTTCAAAATCAACATAGTTACTAACAGTTGTTATAGTTCCTAGAAGAGTACCACCGGTAGCGGCAGAATACTTTTTAAAAGTATAACTAACAAGGTCAGGGTCACTTGGAATAGTTGCTTTTACATACGCAGCCCCAAGAACAGCACTAACTGCAAATGTACTAACAGTAGGGGCTGGATTATTAGGAACAACCTCAACATAATTAGATAAATCACCTACTAAATCTCTACTAAAAACTCTAACTCTAAACTGTCTCTGAGCAGTACCAAAGATAGCAGCATTTTCAGCAAAAGTAAGTAGAAAATCACCGCCTTTAGCTGTATTAGGAGTTACTGTATAAGTGCCTTTAACAGTACTTGTAGCATAATCTAAGACCTGAACCACATAGTCTTTAAGTTTATCAACCTTAGTATCATTAGCAACTGGAAAAGTCCAAGTCAGCGGCAAATCTCTTTGCTGAAATACAACTCCAGCAGTATTAGGAACTACTACATTAGTTGGAGGTAGCAAAGTAGAAACCGCAGTAGCAGTTCTAAAGTTATAAACAATACTAGTTACAACTGAACGTAGTCCAGAAAAAGGATTAACAGCCCAGACATAAATCTCATAGACACCTGGAAGTGGGTACTCAATGTCAAAGTCAGATGTACCTAAGTTTCTGGCTTGCTGATATTCTTGATTATCTCTACGGTAAGAAATATCAAAAGTAGCTCTATAGTCTTCAGTACCACTAACATTCCAATCCCAGTCAACAGCTAGTTTAGAGAACTCAACTACACCATTAGAGGAGAACACTTCATCAACTGTAATGTTACTAACAGCTGGAACTGTAAAGTTATTAAAGTTAATGAAACTACCAGAAGGCGTAGCAATAGAACCTACTGTCTCGATATAACTATATTTAGACTCATTATGTGTCAACCCAGTAACTGTATAAACGTGTTCATCATCTTTATCAACCTTGATAACTTTAACTGTTCTAGGAGTTAAAGCTGTAGTTGAGAACAACACAGTTCCACCAACAAAAGGTACTTCGCTTCCAGTATAAGTAACACTAGAGAATGAGCCATTAGTTTGTGTAATTGCTTTCGATAAGAATGTAGTACCATCATTACCGATAAACTGAATGGTATAACTAGCATTAGTTAAAACTATTGAACGGTCTAAAGCCAGCGTTGTAGTGCCTGCTAAAAGAGAACTTTCAATAATTATCCCATGTTTAGGGTTAGTTACAACATTATCACTGTCCATAACAGAAACTAACTCACCGATTTGATAAGTAGCACCTTGAAATAGCTGTCTAAAAGTAACTAAATCAGTAGCATAGCAGTTGTTATAAAGAACAGCTCTAGCCTTTCTCAAAGCTTGTGCTTCACTTTTACAACCAAACAATACTACGTCAGAGGTTTGTAAGCCATATCTGTCAATTAAAGTCTGTTCATAATGAGTAGCAGTATCACTATCACCAAATAGTTCTTCTCTAGCATATGTTACATTAACTAGATTAGTTCTACCTTCTAGGTCATTAGATGAGTACTCAAAAACACCATCAACTACAGTAGCATTAGATACTACTTTAGTAATGCTTTGGCCTGCGCCATCCCAGATAATTGAAATCTGGCCTAGACTATTAGAGGAGAAGTTAGCATTACCTAGATTTAACAAGTAAGTTAAGAAAGTCGGAACATTATCTCTTTCAATAAACTGAAAGTGCGCTGTATATCTAGGTTCTTGACCACCTTTACCATCTGATACTAACTGGTCACAGTACTGAGCATACAAGTAAAAGGAACCTACATCAATATCACTAGCAGCAATCTCTAAACCCCATTCAGAGTCTAAGAAAGTAGAACCATGTTCTCGTAGAACCCAGTAAGTTATCCAAGC